AAAAATAGCCCTAACTAGCAAGCCGGGGCTGGCAGATACGATTGCCGAATGCCGCAATACAGGTAAAGCAAATAGCCTCAAGGCGATTAGTCCGCGTAACGGACACCTGGCAATGATCGGGCAATCATTTATAAGTAAATGCTTATAAAGCCTCTTGCACAACATCGCTTATGTCTAGCTACAGAATAGCAGGCAGTATTTATGCGAGTGCGGTTTTCAGGGAGGGCTTATGCTTGGCTTGCTTAAAGAACAAATAATTAGAATGTGCTAATAAGCTAAATTAGAAAACCCTAATATAAGCTACCATCAGCGCGTCAACTATAGGAGTATTAGCATAGGCTAATATAAGAAATGGCTAATAAACAACCGAAAGATAACATCGGATGCGGTAAAGGTAAGGGGCGGCCTGCTGGTGCGCTGAATAAGACCACAAAGTCAGTCAAAGAGGCTATTGAGCTTGCTGCTGAAGGCTTGGGTGGTGCTGCCAGGCTCCAAGAGTGGGCTGCATCCGATCCATCCAATGAAAAGATATTCTGGGGTCAGATATATCCCAAATTGCTGCCGTTGCAGCTAACCGGCGATCCTGATAACCCGATTACAATTCAGGAAGTAGTCCGCAAGATCATCAAGTGACCTCGATAGTCATTGAAACACCGGCCATATTCGAGCCTTTGCTATATCCGGCGCGTTATAAAGGCATTCACGGTGGGCGAGGCGGCGGAAAGTCACATTTCTTCGCAGAGTTGATGGTTGAAGAGAATATCCGGCAGAAGTTGGATAATGTCTGTTTGCGGGAAACCCTCAAGTCCCTTGAGTTTTCAGTAAAGAAGCTGCTGGAAGCCAAGATAGCCGCAATGAATGCTGGCTCTTACTTTGAGATACAAGACCGGCGCATCATTACCAAGCGCGGTGGTGTGATTATCTTTGAGGGTATGCAAAACCACACGGCAGACTCTATCAAGTCGCTGGAGGGATTCGATAGGGCGTGGTTTGAAGAAGCTCAGGCAGCAAGCCAGAAGAGCTTAGACCTGCTGCGACCTACCATCCGTAAAGAACAGTCTGAAATGTGGTTTAGCTGGAACCCAGACGAACCTGATGACCCGATAGAAAAACTGTTGCGCGGTGATAACCTTCCCCCAAGCAGCACTGTGATACAGGCAAACTACCATGATAATCCGTGGTTGCCTGATGTGTTGAAGGCTGAACTTGAATATGACCAGAAGCGCGATCCTGATAAGTTTTCGCATGTCTGGCTTGGAGAATACCGAAAGAACTCCGAAGCCAGGATATTCAAAAACTGGATAGTCGAGGAATTTGACAGGCCAGAAGGTACGATTTACCGGCTTGGTGCGGATTGGGGTTATTCGGTTGACCCTTCTGTACTGGTGCGATGTTCCATTGAAGGCAATCGGCTGTATGTTGACCATGAGGCGTATCTGATTGGTTGTGAGATTGTGAACCTGCCAGACCTATTTGACCGTGTGCCTGAAAGCCGTAAGTGGTTTATCAGGGCTGATTCTGCAAGACCTGAAACTATCAGCTACATGCAGAAGAATGGCTATCCAAAGATGCAGGCAGCGCAGAAGGGTAAGGGAAGCATCGAGGACGGCATTGCATTCCTTCAGTCATATGACATTGTGGTGCATCCGCGCTGTACGCATTTGATAGATGAGCTTAACAGCTACAGTTACAAGCGCGACCCGCTTACAGATGAAGTGCTGTCTGTCATAGAAGATAAGAACAACCATGTAATCGACTCGCTTCGGTATGCTTGTGAAGGAGCGCGCAAGGCTGGTAAAGCTATACCCAGCAAACCAGAGATAATCAGACGGCCAATAGCTAACGGATGGATGCGATGATGGTTTGTGTCACAACTGAACATAATACTGACGTTTACAGCATTCGGCTGAATGGCCTGTTTATGCCGTTATTCTTTCAGAATGGCAAGGTTGTTTGGATGAGAGTACCGCAGCCATTTGCGGTTATGTGGCACATATTACGCAAACGCGGTGTATATAAGAACGCAAGGATCAAATATGGCTAAAAAGGCTAAAGAAGAAAAGCTAGAGGTCGAGTCTGATCCGCTGCACGAAATGCGCGAGAGGTTCGAGCTTTGCAAGAAGGCATGGAAGGATAACCGTGAGCGTTATGTAGATGATACGAAGTTTGCCAACGGTGAGCAATGGCCTGCCGTAGTAGCTGCCGAACGTGAGAAGTTAGGCCAGCCTTGCTTGGTAGTGGATAAGCTGAGTCAATACATTCGCCAAGTGGTTAATGATTCAAGGCAGAACCGCCCGACTATCAAGATTCGCCCGGTTGACTCCATTGCAGACCCAGAGACTGCTGAAATGATGCAGGGCTTGATAAGGCACATAGAAGATAGGTCGAATGCCTCTGTAGCCTATGACACAGCCATTGAATGTGCTGTGACCGGAGGCATGGGTTACTTCCGCGTCCTTACTGAATACGCTCATGATGGTACGTTTGAGCAAGAGTTAGTCATTAGTCGGGTACGCAATCCGCTCACTGTATGGCTAGACCCAGACTGCCAAGAGCCTGACTATTCTGATGCCAAGTATGCTTTTATCGTTGAAGAGATGGATGAGGACGAATTTGAGGCTACCTATCCAGAAGCGAAGAAGCGCAGCAGTATTGAGACTGATTCAAGCGCAAAAAGTGATTGGGTTGGCGAAAAGATACGGATTGCAGAGTATTTTGAGGTAGTCAAGAAGGACAGGACGCTGCACCTGTTGGAAGATGGGCAGACCGCAAGCGACGATGAATACCAGCAAGCTATAAGCGAAGGTATCCAAGTACCTGCTATCATCGAAAGCCGCAACATTCAATCCAATGTGGTGATGTGGTCGAAGTCAAATGGTGTCGAGTACCTGAAAGAACCGCAGGAATGGGCTGGCAAATACATTCCCATCATTCCGGTATGGGGAAATGAGGCGGATATAGAGGGCGATGTGATCTATACCGGCCTGATCCACGCTGCCAAAGACGCAGCAAGGCTCTACAACTATAGCCGTTCTGCCTTTGCCGAGCGTGTTGCACTTGCTCCGAAGTCACCTTATATCGCTGCTGCCGGACAGGTAGAGAACTATCCAGAATGGCAGGACGCAAATAGCCGCAACTACTCCGTATTGACCTATGACCCTCAAGAGGTTGGTGGTACGTTGGTAGGTGCGCCACAAAGACAGCCAGCCAGCGATATTCCGGCAGGATTTGCCCAGGACATGCAGATGTCAGAGCATGACATCCAGGGTGCTTTGGGAATGTATGCAGCCAGTCTTGGTCAGCAATCGAACGAGAAATCGGGCAAGGCAATCATAGCGCGTCAGCGTGAAGGTGATACAGGCACATTCCACTACCATGACAATCTTGGACGCGCTATCAGGCATTTAGGCCGTATCCTGGTTGACATGATACCGAAGGTGTATGACAGCAAGCGCAGCGTCAGGATATTGGGGCAGGATGGAGAGACACAGAACGTAACAATCGATCCGCAACTGTCGAAGCCGATGATGAAGGCTGGGCAGAACTCCATCTATAACCTGAATATGGGCATTTATGATGTTTCAGTGTCCACTGGCCCAAGCTACACCACGAAGCGGCAGGAAGCAGCTGAAGGTATGGCGCAACTCTTCCAAGGCCAGCCGCAGCTTATGTCGGTCATTGGCGACCTATTTTTCCGCAACCTTGACTGGCCTGGTTCTGAAGATATTGCCGACCGAATGAAGCTCATGCTGCCGCCACAAATAGCGCAGGCTGAGCAGAAAGATGGCGAGCAATCGCCGGAAGTGCAAGCAGTCATGGCTCAAGCCGAACAAGCGATTCAGCAAAAAGACCAATCATTGCAGCAGGCCGTGGAATATATCAAGCAGCTTCAGGGCGACATGGATGAGCTGAAAGCCAAGGCCGAAAGCAAGGAAGGCGACACACAAGCCAAGATGGGCGAATTGCAGATCAAACAGGCCGAATTGAGCCTAAAAGAGCAGGAATCGCAGATCAAGGCATTCGAGGCTGAAACTGAACGCATGACTGTTACCAATCCTGAATTTGAGGAATGGAAGGTACGTTATGAGTCGGATGTGAAGCTGGAATTAGCAAGGATCGATGCTGAAAAGGAATTAGAGCTTGCGAGGCTTGCCGGAGGGCAAAAGATGGCCGAGAAAGCAATGGATCAAATGATGCCTGATTCTGAGGTTGTAGTAGGTTAAATTTTACGGCGAAAGCCGGATACATGGAGTTAATCATGGAAGCAGCACTGATTGAATCGGCAGCACCAGTAGCAGAACAAACCGTAGCACAGGAAATAGACGCAGCCAATAAGGATAATGAAAATGCCGTGCAAGTCGAAGGGTCGGAAGCCACCGAAGAAGTAACAGAACAGAAGGAGCAGCCAAAGGAAGAGGTGATTCCTAAAGGCGTGCAGAAGCGCATTGACCGTGCCGTTCGCCAGAAGTACGAAGCCGAGGCCAGAGCCAACGAGCTTGAACGCAGGATCAGGGAATTCGAGACAAAGGACGTGCCGCGCGAAACCCAGGAAGGCGAACCGCGCATCGACCAGTTCAATGACATTGAGGA